GGATCTACCCCATGCCCTTCAACGACCTCTCTCAGGTCATCTGGAAGTAAGTTAGAGGCCACCTCTTTGGCAGCCTCGATTGTGATTGGATGGATAATATTAGACACGTTTATAATATCTGGATGAATAATCTCCTTCCCAAGACATAGAGTGTAGTGTAGCTGGAGAAGGATGGGAGGATTTAAGGTTTAATGTTACGTTTGTATTCCTTTCATAGATAGGTATAGTCTGACTCTGTTCATCATCGAATGCTACAGTATTAGTATTAGCACCATTCATAACTAATGATTCATATAGCTCAGTGTAATCATCCTTACCTGGCCTACTTAATGTTGTTTCAAAAATACCTGATTTACCAAAATTAAATTTAACTCTATGGATAATTAAGGAGCTAGGTTGATCAGTAATATACGCACCACTACGTGCTTTAGTATAATATATCTTTGGAAGTTGAATATCCATATCAAATAGATACCCTATATTTATATCATATGTAGTGCTTGAAGTCCAGTCACCAGTAATGGTACCAGTAGTAGTACCTGATAATGTTATAGGTGTATATTTACCAACATCATTACCAGCATCTGTATCAGATATATAAATAACTGGTGAGCAATTATCGTCTTCGTCGAATACTCCTTCAGGTAAAGTAAATGTAGTTAGATTTGTGAAGCTATCATAACTTAAAGATGTCGTACTGATGGTAGTAGTATTATCTAAGTGTACTCTATAATCGATATCACCTTCTGTAACAATGTCTTCAGCAAAACCTAAACTCAAATCAAATTTTTGTAATAAATCTCTATCGTTATACTTTACAACAGCATATAAAGTATCGTGTATCACATAACCATATCTAAACTTACCACACATCTTCCATTTAAACCAAGCTTGTGGTCGTTCCTGTCCTCCTGTATTTAAATACCTAAAGCCATAGATATCATTAGAATCTTTTTCTGCTAAAAATGCTACATGATTATCAACTGAATTAATTAATATATCTAGGGTGTTCGGTAATAAATCTGGTACAACTTTACTTTGTTCTACAGTTATAGGTTGACCTTCTCTAGGAATAGCTACTAATTCAAAAAATCTGCCATTCCTACCTGTATTATCTATAAATGCAACAGTACTGCCAAGGTTTACAGGACGTACTTTAGTATTACAACTTACATTGGCTGCATTATTAATACGTGCAGTTCGTGGACTTAGTACTGAATCATCTGTACCAAATGCAAATTGTTGTGTATCTGAAAATAATAATAATCCATTGTTAATATCTAAACCAGTTCTAAGATCTGCAGGTTGTGATGATGTTACATCTAAATCAATTGCATCAGTATCAGATACAGTTAACGCAGTCTCTGCCCAGAAATGGAATAGATCATTAGGAGAGGATAGTATTACAGACGGTCCACTTAAGAATCCTAATCTATTTTTATAGTATACTAAACCAGTTATAGTATTATCGACAAAACTAGGTACAGGATTAGTTGTATCATCACCTACCGCTCTCTTATTCCAAGCTACAGTATCGATTTCAAATGAAGTTGGACCTTTCCACACCACCTGTATAGGCATTGTCTCTGGATTAAATTCTAATTCCACTCCCGGTTTCGGACATTCTTCCCAAACACCTTCACCATCTAAACCATTATTACCATTAAATTTTACATAGTAATCATCTTCTTCGACATGATCGGGACCACTATTAGCCACCTTAACAACATACCCATGTTTACATTCTTTAGGTAAATCTCCTACATCATTGACACTGTTACTTAGTACATTAAGTAGCTCAGCATTAGGTGTATAAATATTAAATGTACCAAAACTATCATAATCTGGATCACCTGGTGATGCATTAGCATCTTGTTCTGCAACACGTGTTATATAAATACCTTGGCCTATAACTTGGACACGACTAGTAGTGAAAGCATCGGTAGCTATTAACTCAGATCGTAATTCACCTAAGACGCTATCAGCAGTTGTAACAGTTCTTGCGTCAAATGATGTAGGCTTAGGGGCAATAACACCATCACCTTTCACATTACTTAATGTTGCGAAAGCTTCGGAAGTAGATACTTTTTCAATAGTAACTCTATACCATGTGTACTTTTCATATACATTAAACCAATCACCTTCTTTCCAACCTAAACCACCATTTAGAAGTTGCCATGTAGTAGTATATCTAGAGGTATAGTAATCAACAGCAGGATCACCATCATCACCTGCTACTGGCATTGCTTGACATATTGTATGGATACGTAAGACTAAGTCTCTTGGTATTTCATAGGATGTTTGGTTTGTACCTTCCCTAGTATTAACTGTAAAAGATCCAGAATCCCTAGTTTGTATATCAGTACTTTCATTACCTGTAAAGATTACAGTATCCTCCTCACCATTCCTAGGTCGGAACACAGGGTAAGTACTTGTAGGATTATTTTTATAAACAACAAAATTATTTGTACCTGCACAGTTCCCATCTTTTGTTGAACCAGTGGTACATCTTGATTTATAGTCTGTAGAATCTGAGGAATTATATCTACTTATTCTTCTACCAGCTGATTTATCATCTTCATCAGGAGAGGAGTCCGTCCCTTCCCATCCTGTGTATTCACATCCAGGCCAAATTTCATAACCTCTACCAGTATTTGAAGTCCCAGCTTCATCCTTACTAGAACTACCTGAAGGCCAATCTCCTGAACTATCGCAACCATTACCAGTATCAACTAAACGTTCTACTTTTATTTCAGTTGCAGTTGTGACTTCGACTGTTTCAGCTTTATCATAACAATATACCTGATATTGCCTACCATAAGCTACCTTCTTAAGTTCTATGAAAGCCTCAGGTGGTCTAGCCGGTTCTATAGTAGAAGCCATAGCAACGGCTTTATTTCTATTAGTTATAAATGTATGATCATTTATAGTCAGACTATCTAGATCGTCATCAGCGGTATGAGTTAAGTATGGAACAGTGCTTAGGTATTGTGTAACATCACACTCTGTACCATCGCTACACCTCCACATTTTTACTACACCATCTCTAGTGACTCTACCTATATAATTTTTATCTGATTCATTTACAGAATCATTACGATAAAAATGAAACCATTTAACTGTTTGGCTATCTTCTAATTTCTTTATAAATCTACTACCAGGCCTCTTCCTTAACCCATAAGTAAAGTCTGGGTATACATTCTGAGCATTTGTAAGTTGACCTGGTATTTTTAAGGCATCAGGTTGCTCTGATATACCTCCTGTATAAGATGGAATTGTTTGTGTTATGCCTGCCATTATCGCCTAAGTGAATGATAAGGTTGATAAGATTGATGAACACTATCATCAGGCCAACCAAAGAAACTATGGTCACCTTGATTGCATTCATATTCCATACACGCTGCACGTGCTTGAAGTTCTTGAGTTTGTAACAATTTAACTAGATTAGGATTAGCTACCAATTGAGTAGCAGCTCTACTAGAAGCTCTGTAAGTTATATATCTTTTAAACACTGATGGTATATCCATATATGGGAATAGATACACAATATCTACATCAATACTTTCATCTGTGAAGATATAAGTATGATCTACTTTATCATATAAACATTTGTTACCAGCTTGTGGTCCAGTTGTTGGAGTACGTATGACTAAATCCTTAGTCTTATAAATACCACCTTGGCTGATATCATATCGTAAAGCGTTAGAAGGGACAGTGATATAACCATCACCATCTGGTGTAACTTTTATATGATCTTCTCTATTGAAATGCCACCCTTCATTTTGGGTATCAATATTACAATCTTTAAATATATTATATATCAGCGCTACTTCTGGGTTTGAGTAGTTGAGTGTGGTTAAAGGTGACTGACCAATACTACCCAGTATTGCATTCACTGCGGATAGTTCTGTATCGGAGTCGACAGTCGTGGGAGTAGAAGTCATAGGTATAAATATTTGTGAATAAAAAAAAGGGGGTAATGAAACCCCCCTTTATAATTAGTTGTACTGTGCTGTGACAACGGCACAAGTGTCAAGGACACCTGACCCGCCGACAGTGTTGTACGCTAAACGTAAGTTTTTAGTTGTGGATGCAACCGCTGAAGGGGTACCTGATCCACTTGTATCTGATGGAGAGATACGAGTCTGCGTTCCTTTGCAAACACCGTACTCCCCCACTGCTGTTGGAACTGCCATAATATTTTATTGTTAAGAAACGGTACCTATATTAGCAGGGCTAAGATGCTTTCTCCCATACTCTAAAGGAGTTGCTGGGTTCTTGGTGATTGATTTATCAACCTGACCAATCCCACTGAGAGATGCTCCATTACCCTTCTCTCTAGTTATAGTAGTAGAGGTACCAGGATTAAGAGACATAATTAGCTACGTGCTGAGGTTAGTTCAATAGCACCTGCTGGGTTAAGAGTTCCACATCCCATTGCAAGACGACCTACAAGTACGTCACCTTGATACAGAACAGAAACATCACCAGAAGTTGCTTGGACCTGAGGACCGATTGCTTCTACACATGCTGCAGCATCCTTCTGATAGATCAAACCACAGTGTGTGGAGAAATCACCAGAGTAGTCATTGTTCTCACCAGACTGTCCATTAACAGTACCAGCAAGGAATGGTAGGTTGTTTGAACGCTTGATGTTGATACCTGCAATAGATACAAGACCTTCACCTGAGTTCAAGTTACCCTGAGTGTTACCATAATCCCTGTTAAGGATGTTAGAAGACACTTGAGATACCAAAGCGTAGTACTGACGTGGGTTTAGTACAGCAGTACGGCCAGTCTTAGGCAGGTTCTTCTCATCAAGAACAGCTGCAGCTTCGAAGAATGCGTCAACCAATGCTTGAGCATTGAACTCCTTAGTTGCACCTAGTTCAATTGTAGTACCACCTGGTTCTGGACCTGGGGATGCAGTGATAGGATGTGCTTCACGAGCAGCTAATGCAATAGTACGGAATACTTTTTTGTCATAAGCTTCTGCGAGAGCATGCCCAATCTTTGCAGAGATCTCAGATCTTAGAGAGTAGTGAGCAAGTGTTTCATCTAGATCGTATACGAATGCAGAGCTGATGAGAAGGTCATCACAAACGATGGTCTTCTCTGCTACTGGAGGATCACCGGATCCTAGTATCGGTGTACCAGGAGTGTGGTAAGCCGCCTGCATCCTACCTGTGAAGATGAACTGAAGACTCTTACCGTTCTTCAGGGTGCGGCGCTGAACAGTGTCACGAGCAATCGTAGCACTTTCATAAGCTTTGAATAGTTCGCCGCTAAATAGTTTTAGATAGGTTGCGTACTTGGTATCATATGCCTGAGCTCCGGAGGTATTAGATACCGCCTTATTCAGTGCACCAAGTACCGACTGTGTGGCGTTAGCCATTGTTAATACGAGAGTAGTATAGTTTACAGACTCTCAACGTTGAGAAAATTTTTTCGAATATATGTTGTGGTCTATCCCACCGTCTAGACAGCTTAAGGGTATCCGCGTACGGGCCGAAAGCCAATGAAAGAGAGGTCCTACTCTGAGGTGCCTCTCTTCCGAAGTCGTTTAGAACTTCATGTACTCTAAGTACGTACCAAATTTAATGGTTGTTGCAGTGGCATTGCTTGTATTCTGAGCTGCTTGTAGATCAAGTGCACCTGCTGTATTACCACAAGTAATAGTACCTGTGATTAAAGCATAGAGATCACCATCAGCACCGACAGCAGTTACTTCAGGAGAACCTGAGGTATTAGAATCAAAAGTGATTGCTTCTGTAACAGCACCTGAGATAGGATTCTCAGATACCAAGTTTCTAGCTCTATAAGATACAGTATTAGTTGGTACTGTTACCTTATACTTAAGGTCACCATCTGCGTCACTTAATACATCCAACCAAATCCTAAAGATTGCACGTTCAAACTTACCAAGCTCAAGCTTGAGGATTGATTGATAAGTAGTAGAACTAGTGATTGCAATATCGTTAGGAACGATTAGTCTTGTATTAAATTCATTGGTGCAATGTACTACAGAACCAGCTGCAGTATTATTATTAAAAGCCATGGATTTTAAATAAAGTATTGGTTAATTACCCATCCGTGCTGTTCCGCAGCACTGGGTTAGTTTAACGTGGTTACGCACATGTACTTAGAAGTTAAGTTTTGCGCCGAGCTTA